AAAGAGGAATACGAGGTGAAGAAAAACAAATGGAGTGTACGGTGGACGATGTCTAGATACAAAACCAAACGATTAATGTTTAAGAAAAGAGTCCAAATATGTAAGGCCGTATCAAAAAGTGAACCCGGTAAGGTGCGTGCGGTTATAAGTTCTGATTTGAGTTTATACCTGAAAATGAGTTATGTGTCATTATGGTTGGATCAGTACTTCGCGGGGCGGACGGATTCAACTTTATGGATGAATAAAAATGACAAATTTGACCTATGGCAAAAGATGGCTTATGATGGGACATGGAGGATGCCTTTAGACCAATCGGAGTTTGATAAAAACGTGACCCAGCGGCAAGTGATAATAATGTTAGAGGAACTAAAGAATGTAATGATAGATTATAAGGCTAACCCGGTGATTATAGAATTAACGGATCTGATAATATATGCACTTAGCGGCGGATATGTAATAGTGGGAGGTGAGAAAATCTCAATCTTGAATGGTATACTTTCGGGATGGCGATGGACTGCTTTCTTGGACACGCTTGTCAACCTGATCGAAGTGAACATGGCAAAAAGGTGGGTAGAAAGTAATTCAAATATACAGGTGCTCATCAAGGATCTATGTGCGCAAGGGGATGATGATTGGTTCAAGTTCTTAGACCGTAAAAGTGCTATAGCAATATGGTTAGGTTATGAAAGCTTTAACCTGCAGGTGAACCCTGGTAAGTTCTTTTTGGATACAGTGCGAGACGAGTTTTTACGGCGTGTAATGGATAACAGAATTATAACAGGTTATCCGGCACGATCAGTAACTGGAATATGTTTTCGCAACCCGCTATCAGAGCGCGAGGCTGTGGGTATGGACTTAATACGGAATAACATGACGAGATGGAAATTACTGGCCGAACGTTTGGACGTCTCCTTCCGTGATACATGGTTTGAGCGTAAATGGAACCAAGACTGTAGACAAGCTATTAGAGGTGCAAAATCAAATGAGCTCACGAATATATTACGTATGCCAGTCTTACTCGGTGGTCTCGGGCTAGATGGCGGTTACTGGCAATCAGGTATAACATACAGCAACAGTATTTTGGAACCCGATAACATTGAAATTGACGGTAATGGCTTCGCTGAATGGTCGAAATTCGCTGAAGGTTATGGTGTTACCGACCGGTCTGCTAACCGTTTTGCGGTGTCAACATTAGATCTAGGTGGTAAATATAAGATACCGTCATGGGTGAAATATATAATTGCCGATCCGCCAATTGATGGTTATGACTCCGGACTGGATTATTCGCGCACAGGTGCTATTGCTATAGGAGAAAACACTCGACACGGCGCCTACAGACATAAGATACGCTGGTTTAAAAATATGCTTGACGCAAAGAGTATAGCGACATGGAGTAAGGTTGAGGAGACAAGTGTCGGATACCGAGACTTCAAAACGAACGTGATAAAACCAAACTTAGACGCAAAGTCACTCCGACTCATACATGTAGATGGTATCTCACAAACACTGGCCCAACTTTCCGACTCACCGGAACTCGTATACAAAAATTATTCTTCTGAAACTTTCACACACAAACCAAAAAAATGGGTTAAAGATTTTATTTCAGGTCGATTAAAGGCCAACCCAAGCCCCAGATCAGGATGGGGTTCCGACGTAACTGGATATTTATCAGGTCGGTTATTGAATAGTGCGATTAACGCTTTTATTACACGTGCTCATCCTAGCCTAGAATTATGGGATAATCTACTGGCTACGATAGATGCTGTTATTCCATCGGTCCTCACCACCTTGATAAGGGTGGTTGAGTAGACCAGTGATCCAAAGGAGTGGTAGGGTGGGGAGTCTGGTAGTTCTCGGATTAACCAGACTTCATTTGGATCAAATAGCGTTCGACTCCCTGTTTGTGTTCTTCTTCCAGAAAGCGGTCTCCCGATTACGGGCCAATTCCCCTGTGGAGGGGGAG